CCTGCACCGCCTGCTGAACCTGCTGTTGGTTGCCACCGGCCTGGGTGATGCGGTCGAGCGCGGCATTGATCTGATTGGCGGTATCCTGCAACGACATGGGATGATCTCCTCCTGGCCCGGAGCGGGCCAGGAGGCCTAACGCGCGGCAGCGGGGTCTGGTTCCATGAGGTGCCACGATGAGCGATCAGGGCACCCCGTCAGGCGTTTCCGGTCTCCTCGATCGCGTCCTCAAGTTTATCGACAAGCCGTGGAAGGCGTTCGCCATCGCCGGGCTGGCCATGCTGTTGTTTTTCGGCTGGGTGATTTACGAGCGGCGCGCCGATCTGTTTGAGGCGTGGCTGACACCGGACACCCCGGAACTGAAGACCGCCGACGTGCCCGAGGCGCTGGGCAAACTCGCCAGCGAGACCAATGCCGATCTGATCCAAATCTGGGCGGTCGATCTGTCATCCAATTCGCAGTGGTTCCTGGGCGCGCGGCGGCATGACGGCGAGCGCGCGGTGATTCCCTCGCCGCGTCGCTTGCCGATCATCGATCATGCGTCCGATATCCGAAAGCTGGTCGATGTGCTGGAGGGGCATCCGGTCTGCGTTGACCTGGAGGTGACCGGCACACCGGTTGCGCGGCGTCTCGCTGAACGTGGCATGAAGCGTGGGTGCGGCATTCCGATCCCGCCCAATCCCGAATCGTTCGTCGGCGTGATATATCTGGCGTGGTCCACCCCGACCGATGCCAGCAACGAAAACGTCGCGGTGGGCGCCGCAAGAGAAATCGCCAAGCGATTGGCCACCCATTAGGAGCGACCATGCCCAGCGAGGAAGTCACCGAGTTCGCGAAAAAGCTGGAAGCATTCGACGACGGCAAACCCTGGGGGCACATCACTGATGACGGCGTCTGGCACCCATTACCCAAGACGCCCATGTTGCTGGCCGAGATGGGGCCGCCGCCGTTCTCGGTGAAGCTGCCATCCGGCGAGATGCGCGAAGTCGTGCATAAGCCAGCCTGACCACCCTCGATGACTGGCGCCGTTTACTGAATGGAGACCGCGTCATGTCACCGATCCTGCTCATTTTGATCGTGCTGGTGATCATCCTGCTGTTCGGCGGGGGCTACGGCTATCACCGAGGCTATTACGGCAGCCCCTACTACGGCGGCGGCATCGGCCTCGTCGGCCTGCTCCTCGTGGTGTTGCTGGTGTTGTTTCTGCTCGGCCGCCTGTAACGCATGAAGCCGTGGTGTCTGCTCGCCCGTCTCGGAGGGATTGGCGACAACCTGATCGCGTCCTCTGTGCTGCCGCTGCTTGCCGAGACGCACAACGTCGAGGTCATGGCCCAGGAACCGCAGCACGTCGTCTTTGAAAACAACCCGCACATCGCCAAGCTGACGGTGCGCAAGTCCGGCGACCTCCCGGCCGATGGCAATCATTGGCAGCAATGGTTCGCCCATCGCGGGCGCGAATACGATCGCTGGTTCAACCTGTCGCACTCCTGCGAAGGCGTGCTGGCGCTGCTGCCGGGGCAGACCCAGTTTCACTGGCCCGCCGCGTGGCGCCGCAAATACTGCGGCGTGAATTACCTGGAATACGTCCACGACATCGTGGGGGTGCGGCATGAATTTAACCCGCGCTTCTATCCGACGATCGAGGAGACCGACCACGCGCGCAGGACGCTGGACGCGGTGCGCGGCGCTGGCGGCTATCGTCATGTTGTCGGTATCGTCCTGTCCGGTTCGCGCCTCGACAAATCCTGGCCCTACCTGCCCTTGCTGGTCGCCAAGCTGGTGCGCGAACTGAACGTCGCCGTGCTGCTGTTCGGCTCCGAGGCCGAGACCAAGATCGCCAAGCACATCCAGGACTTTGTGGGCGAATACAACAGTGGCTACAGCGGTATGCACGCGGCGATTTCGCCCGACAAGGATAAGCCGTCCTGGCCGATCCGCCGCTCGCTGACGACCTTGCAGCAGTGCGATCTGGTGATCTCGCCCGACACCGGGCTGGCCTGGGGCGTCGCGATGGAAGCGGTGCCGAAGATCATGCTTCTGAGCCACGCGTCGCCCGTTAACATCACCAAGCACTGGGCCGCCACGCTGCCGCTGTTCGCGGATCAGAAACGCGTCGATTGCTGGCCGTGCCACAAGCTGCACGACACCATCGAGACGTGCCGTAAAGCCGAGAACGCCGAAGCGGCGGCGTGCATCGCGGATATCTCACACGAGGAAGTCTTTGTCGCGGCCAAGGCCGCTTTGAGAGGAGAGAGTCATGGCTGGCATAGCGGCATACCTGGAAAAGGCAATGTTGGATTTTTCCCTGAACAACGCGGCGGTGACGCGCCCGACGACCTGGAGTGTGGGTCTGTCGCTCGGTGTCCCGTCGTCGGTGTCGGGGTCTGAGATCGCCACCGGCTCGGGCATGACGCGCCAGACGCTGCTGATGGCAGCGGCTGCATCGCCCGCTGGCAGTGCGTCCAATACCGGCGCGATGACGTTCGGGCCGATCCTTTCCGCTGCAACGATCTCGGGGCTGCAAGTGTGGGACACCGCTGCGGCGGCGGGTGGCAATATGTTGTGGTATGGCACGCTCACAACTGCCAGGGCGCTGAACGCGGGGGATAGCCTCGTATTTGCAGCAGGCGCTTTGATCATTACCTTGGCTTAATCGCACCAGGGCGGCGGGACGCAGCGCCGTCATGGCCTTCACGACCGTTGATCTGGGAACCGTTGCCGTCAAAGGTGTGACCTCCGCGACGGTCACGACGGCGGTAGACATACCGGCTGGCGCGGTCGTCATCGTATATACGTTTGCCAATAATTCGGTCGGACACACCGTCACCGTCGCCGGGTCACCTACGGTGCTTGTTGTCTACCGAGGCAACAGCACGTCGAATTACGGCCTGTCGGTGGATTATTATGTTACGCCAACCGGTCTGGCGGCTGGCACTGCCATCAGGTCCAGTGCAGGGGCTTCTGCCCAGACCTACGTCCTGTCGGCTTTCTACGTCACCGGAGCGGACCCTTATCGTCCGATCGATACGGCGACAGTAAACACCGGCAGCGCCCAGTCCAGCGCGTCAACGGGTAGCCTGCCACTGGCAGTGGTGCCGATGTTGTCCAACTCGCTGATCCTTGCTGCGGTGGGCACTGACGGACCTGTCACTGACAGTTTCACGCAATCAAGCGGCTGGTCCGATCCGCCACCAACGCGCGTTGGCACGACAGGCGGCACGGACCTTACGGTTGCCGGTGGTCAGATCGTCGCCTCAACACAGATAAACTATAACGCGTCATTCGCTGCCCGCAATTGGAATTGCATCATCTTTGCGGTCAGACCGGCAAGCATCGGTGTCTCGTTCTACGATATCGGCAGCGTTAATGCTAAGCCGGGGACTGCTCAGATCATTCCAGCTCCGACCGGTGGCGTTCCAGTTGGTGCTGGCATCTTTTTTCAGGTATCGGCACTCAGCACGACGATGCCGGTCGTATCTGTCAGTGATAACGCGGGCAACACCTATGTCAGTCTCGGTGGTCTCGCCAACACGCAGGGTATCTCGTATCAGGCTTATTGGTGCGGCAATTCCAAAGGTCTGCCATTCGGGCAGAATATCAACATCACCACGTCATCTCTCACCGAGGTGTCGTCGGCGGTCTTTGTCAGTGGCTATGCTCCCAGCAGAAATCCATCTGGATTTGCCTATAACGCTGCCTCTGGCAATCCAAGTGTCGGCACCGGACCCCAGCCTCTGAATGCAGGACAGGGCATTCTCAATATTCTGACCGTCAATGGTCCGATCGGCGACACGTTCACACTGGACACGGTAAACGGATGGGAAACCCCGCCGCTTACCCGATCAGGCACAACCGGCTCTGGTGCCGCGTCCAACATCACACACAACGGCGCGTGGCTGACAAACACTGGCGCGTCGTATAACGATGCACCGACGCTAGGAACTTCCCGACCTTACAGTGGTAATCATTGGACGTTCAATCCAGCGATCATGCAAGGCGCGGTGTTCGGTGGCGCTGGCGCAGTTCGTGCCGATGCAACGATTCGTCTGGCCGGTCCGCAGGCGTTCCAAACATCGGCGCGGATCAATGGCGCTGGCAGCGTGCTGGCGAATGCTACGCTGATCTATAACGCCCAGGCGCGGATCGCTGGTGCGGGCGGTGTCGCGCCCAATGCCGTCAGGGGGCCTGTCGCCGCCTCCGCGCTGATCGCGGGCACAGGCGGCGCGCCGGTCAACTACATCCCCAACCCGCGCGGATGGGGCGCAACAGTCGGGGTTCTCGGGGCAGGCGGCTCGCAGCCGCCTTACTGGGCCTACTACGCCAGCAACGGCGTCACAGTGTCTGTGACTGGCTTCGGCACGCTCGCGGATGGCACGCCCTATGTCGATCTGCGCCATTATGGCACGCCGACCGGCACGGGCGTCATTCTCGGGTTTAACAATCAGGCGGTCATGCCTGCGTTCGGCGGCAACACGCCCCTGGTCTTTTCTTGCTACGTCGCGATGGTCGGCGGCAGTCTGGCCAATATTGGCGCTACAAACTTGGACATTCGTGGCGGTCTTGGTATTGCGGGCAGCTTCGGTGCGGCGTTTGGGCCGTTCACTCCGACCGCGACACTGACGCGTTATTCTGTCGCGTATGTCCCGCCAGATTTCCTCGTTAATGTGATTGCCGATTTTCGTATCGATGTAACAGCCGGTCTGCCGATCGACATCACGTTGCGGTTTGGCCCGCAGCAACTTGAGATCGGCACGGTGCCGACTGCGCCGATCCTGCCAGCGGTTTCGCGGTATATAACACAAGAACGCGGCATCTTCGCCAACGCCAGCGGTGGTCGCGATGTTACGCCAAACCGGTTCGCGGTAAGTTTTGGCGTTGCGGCCAGCACAGCAAACCGACAGGATTTTGGCGGCGATCTCGGTGTGCGGTTTACAGCCGCTGTTGCGCTGACGTTCAATCGTATCGGCATTCGTTGCCCGATCGGTGGCACGGGCATCCACACGCTCAGAATATACGATGTTACCGGCGGCACCACGGTGCAGACCGTCACCATCGATCTGACTGGCGCGATACCCGGTATCTTCTACTACACGGCGCTGCCACAGACCACGCTGACGGTTGGCAACACTTATTTCCTCGCGACCCTTGCCGCAGCCGGTGACGGGCAGATGTGGGCTGACCAAAGCCTGACGGCGCTGCGAGGCGTCGTCGGTGGCTCGGTGTGGTCGGCGTTTGCTAATCCACCGTCTGCCAGTCCGACAATTTCGGCCCAGGATTATCAGTTCTACGGCCTCGACCTCGATCTGGTCACCACGCCAGCCGTTGCGAATGCGCTGATCGCTGGGCAGGGCGGCACCACGAATTGGATATACAACCCCCGACTGGAAGGCGCGGTTCCAGGCACGCCTGGGACGCTGCCCATTGGCTGGCTCGGTCTCAGTATGGGCGCGGGTCTGGCGTGGCAGATCACTGGGACCGGCACCGAGGGCGGATTATCGTATATAGACCTTCGTATATACGGCACGACCACAGGGCCGACCAACTCCCTGGCCTTTAATCTGGCGTTTTCATATAATCCGGTCACTGTCAGCTATACAACGCGAGGAATATCCGGCGAGACCTGGACCAATTCGGTCTATATAAAATTGCAAGCCGGGGCGTTCCCGACCTATTCGGCGGGTAACGTCGGCGTCCATTTGATGACGTATGCGTTGGACGCTGCAAATGGCGTTCTCAGCTATGGTTGGACGACGCCGCAAACCTTTGTGCCCACCAATGCTCCGTTGATTGACCAGCAGTTGGTCGGCACCGGCATCGGTCCTTACCCGACGATGACCCAGGTGCAGTCGGGCATCTGGGTCTACTACGACGTATTGCAGGCGATCGATTTCACATTGCGTATCGCGTCGCCGCAGTTGGAGCGCGGGCCGGTCAGCAGTCCGATCTGGCCACCGGCAGGCTCGCCCCAGGTCTCGACGCGTGCCTTGCTTGCAGCCCCCGGTATCGCGATCAACGCCAGCGCGCAGATCGACGGGACCGGCGGCGCCACGAACTACATCCGCAATCCGCGCGCTATTAACGCGGCGCCCGGCACGCCGGGAACGCTGCCGTCAGCCTGGAATGTCGCTTCACTCCCAGCCCAATTAACGCAACAGGTCGTCGGCGTAGGGCTGGACGCATATACCGGCTGTAACTACATCGATGTTCGCTATTCCGGCACGACGATAGGAACCGGCCAGTTCTATCTGTATGTCGAGAACGGCACGTTTCCATTCGGCGGCGGCAGTCAGTTCATCAACACGGTCTGGCTGTCGGTATCGGGCGGAACCTTAGCCAACATCACCAACCTCTATTTCGTCTCGGCGTTTCAGCCGACTGGTCAGATTATCGTCAGTATTCCGATACCTTCGGTCACGGCGATACCATCGGCATGGGGCACGACCGGAGTCGCGCCTAGTGGCACCCGCTCAGTTCAGGGCGGCTACATCCAGATCGTCTACGCCGCAGGCGCGGTTGACTTCACCCTGCGCATATCGGGCGCACAGTTAGAGCGTGGTTCGGTTCGCACGCCGCTGATCCTGCCTCCGGTTGGAACCTGGGCGCTGACCACGCGTGCCTTGCTGGCGGCGCCCGGATCGTTCACCCCGACCGGCGCCACGATCAACGGCACGGGCAGTGTAGCAGCGTCCATCGCGCCTGTGGCGGTGCCGACCGGGGCGGTGATCGCGGGTGGCAACGGTAACAAGATATCAGCCCAGGCGATCCCTGTTGCTGGCGGCACGAATACGTGCGTCATCTCGACCGACATTGTGCCACCTTCTGTCGGCGCGCTGGTGTTCAAGCACATCGCATCTGGGGTCGGAACCAACCAAGCGGGCGCTATCGGAACTGTTGGGTTACCCTACATCCCGCTGACGGTCAGCGTGATGGTATGGATACCAGCCGGATGGGCCGGGACGGCCATTCAAATCAACGCTGAGGGCGGCGGTTACCCTGGACCGCCGGGTTTTGGCGCTAATCTCAGCCTGACCAATCAGTGGCAGCGGGTCACGTTTAGACCTCCAGGGGCACCGAACGCCGATTTCCCGGTGGTCTGTCGCATTACCGACGCTACCGCGACGCCGATCTACACCTCGCTGTGGCAGGCGATCCCCGACACCGTCGTCGCCGCGCCGACCATCCTTGGCAACGTCACCATCGGCGGCGCGGGCAGCGTCACAGCGAGTGCCTACACGCTGGCGGCGGCTGGCGCGCGGATCACTGCTGTTGGTTCGCTCTCGGTCGATGCCCGAAACTACGCACCGACCGGCGCGCAGATCGATGGTCGTGGCGGGCAGACCAACTACGTGCGCAACCCGCGCGCCGAGGGCGCGGTGCTTGGCGTGATCGGCTCGGGCGGTGCTTATCCGACCTATTGGTTTCCATCAGACAACCCGGCGCAGCCTGGAGTAACCAGACAGATCGTCGCGACCGGCGTCGATGCGAGAACCGGCTTTGCCTATGTCGATGTGCGGGTTTCCGGCACAGCGGTGGCGGGCAATGCGTTCCTCCACGTCGAGCCGACTTACTGGCCAATCGTTGCCGCTGGCGACACGTTTACCACCACGGCATGGCTCGCTCTGGTGGGCGGCAGTCTCGCCAATATCCCGCCTGGGACGTTCTACTACGTCTCGAATTTCGATGTCGGCAATAATCCCGTTGTCATCGGCACACTGCTTAACGCGACACTGACGGCTTACGGCAGCACCGCAGCAGCGCCCACTGGCGCGACGATGGTCAGTGGTGGCTTTTTAGCGTGGAACTATCCTGCTTCCGGGGCGGTTGATTTCACCATCAGGATCGCCGCCTGTCAGCTTGAGCGTGGCTCAGTTCGCACGCCGCTAATTCTGCCGCCGGTCGGTGTTCCAGGCACTACGTCACGCGGCTTGCTGGCGATGCCGCGCGTGCCAGGGCTGGCGCAGGCGGAGATCGATGGCGTCGGCAGTGTCAGCGCGACCACCAGCGCGGTGCGTCCCGGTGTCGCGACGATCGCGGGCGCTGGCGGCGTCGGCGCGACACTCGCCAAGCTGGCATTGCCGGTGCTGGCGATTCCCGGCCAGGGCGGCAAGACCAACTTCATCACCAACCCGCGCGCCGAAGGCGCGGTTCCTGGCACGCCTGGGACGTGGCCTGTCGGGTGGCAGCAGGGTCTGCGCACCGCAGGCTTGACGCAGACTATCCTGGGCACCGGCATCGAGAACGGCATCCCTTACATCGATGTGCATTGGATCGGCACCACGAACGATCTCGTGGTTGATGTCATCTTCGCCGGTAATCAGGAAATCCGCGCCAATCAGTATGACACCGTCGCGTTGTCGGCGTTCCTCAAGGTCATCGACGGTGACAGGAGTCCCATCACCTTCAACCTGAATGCCCAGGCGTTCAGGGCTGACGGCACCTACATCACCGATAATTATACGATCGTAACGCCGTCAGATGCCGTCACGCCGCTCGATCAGGCGCGCTGCTCCACCGTCACGACGTTCCCATTCTCAGAAGCCAACGTCTACTACACCCGTCCGGTGATGCTGATGCGGTTCCTCTCGGAACTCGCGATCGACATCACGCTGCGGATCGGCGCACCGCAACTTGAGATACTCAACGTCACGTCGCTGATGCTGCCGCCGATCGGCGCCCCGCAACGGGCGCTGCGTGGCGTCGAGGCAAAGCCCACCCAGGTCGTGCAGGCGGCGGCGCGGATCAACGGCCAGGGGCTGATCAGCGCCGACAGTTCGTTCGTCGGACAGGCACGCGCCAACGCGACGCTGGCGGGCGTCGGCAACATCATCATCGTGGGGCTGCATCAGTTCCACGCGGCGCATGCCGTGATCCACGGCACTGGTTCGGTCATTGTCGGTTTCGCCGCCAAGGAAGCCGTCAAGGCGCGCCTGCTTGGCGTCGGCGGCGTGCAGGCAACCGCCGCTGTCGCGCATCCGACTATCGCGCGCATCCGGGGCGTCGGGCAGATCGCTGCGGTGTCGCAGCGGGTGCGCTACGGCGCCGCGACGATCGCCGGAAACAGCAGGCTGTATGCCACCGCGTTCCCGGCCAAATCCGGCAACGTCACCATGGCGGGCGCTGGTCTCTTGCGGGTGCGCGACACGATCATCGCGGTCTTGCAGACAGCGGCGGCGACGATCACCGGGACTGCCGCCGTGCATGTCCAGGGCAGGCGCGCGCCGCCCTGTGACGGGCTGATCGAGGCAGAGGGCAACGTCTACGCGACCGCCACCGTGCGGGCCGCAGGGCAAGCCCTGGTGGCTGGTGCGGGCACGGTTGACGCGCACGGCACGGCATGGCGGCACGCCGAGGCGCTGCTCGACGGCGAGGGTGAGGTCAGGGGCCTGCTCAACCATCGTCCGGTGGCCAGTGCTGGCATCGGTGGGGTTGGACAGGTCGCCGCTGACGGCACGCCGATCCGCCAGACGCTCGGCGCGGCGGCGCTGATCGCGGGTGTCGGCAGGGTCCGCGCCGATGCGTTCCGCGCTGCCACCGTGGCGGCGGAGGCGTTGATCGCGGGCCTGGGCGCCATAGTGGCGATCGGCCTGCGCGCTGCCGTGGTCAACGTGGACAAGACCATCGCGGGCGTCGGCACGGTCAGGGCGAGCGTCACGCGGGTGCTGGTGGCAGCAAGCGCCACGATCCACGGCACCGGCACGGCCAGGGCGAACGGGTCACAGATCGGTCAGGTCTCGGCAGAGGCGCAGATCGACGGCTCAAGCTGGCTGCGGGTGGACAGCGTCACCGTCACCCAGGTCCACGCGGCAGCCGCGATCCACGGCGCTGGCGGGGCTACGGCGCACGCTGCGCGGTCGCAGCACGCCAGGGCGAGCATCACAGGGGCTGGCAGCGTCACGGCGCGTGGCAGCGTTTGGGCGCCCGCGCTGGCCATGATCCACGGACTGGGTGCGTTCGTCGCGGGCCACCGCAAGGCACCCTTCCCGGTGCATGCCAAGCTTGGCGGCGCGGGCAGCGTCAGAGCAACCGCTCATGTGCTGGTCTCGACCCATGTCAGGATCGCCGGTCACGCCACGGTGTCGCATGTCCGCGCCACGCTGCACGCCGAAGCGCATGTCAGGATCACCGCGCGTGGCCATGTGATCGAACGCAGCCATGATCGGGTCATGGCGCACGTTGCCATCGCCGGGCAGGGACACGTCGGGTTCGACGGCGAACAGAAATCGCACCAGCACACCAGCGCGCGGATCAGAGGTGTCGGCCAGATCGAGACCGATGCCAGCAAGCCGCGCGAACAGATCGCCTCGCAGGGCGTCTACCTGCCACCGCAACTGGTCGGAGTGTCCGTGCTGTGAACGGCTGCGACTGCGCCCCAACCCCCGGTCCCGTGTGCATGCCGCCGCTGCGCGCGGGCGAGGTCGATGGGCGCTATATCGATGCCTCCACCGATCTCGGCATCGTCGGTGACAAGATCACCTCGATCGCGACGGTGGCGATCGGCATCTACCGCGCGGACGGCACGGCGATCACCGGCAACGATCTGCGCCTCGCGGGCGCCTCGTGGCCGAACACACTGGACGACCGGGGCTTACGCGTCACGGTCGGGTTCTACGCGCCGCCAGCGTCGGCCGGGGTGCCGTATTGGCTGACCTTCACGGTCAACGAAACGCTGCAAGGACGGCTCTATATCCGCGACCTGACGATGACGATCACGCCGGTCCTAGGATGAGGGAACAGCTTTTTATCGAGTTCGCGCTGGCGTTCCTGATCATCCTGGTTGCGTCGGCTTCATGAGGCGGGGCGCGCAACGGCACGGCCATTCCCGCGAGGTTTCATCGACCGGCAGGAAGTCCCACTCGATACACCAGTGGCGATAGCGCCCGGTCAATACGCGCCCGCGCCAGTGCGTGCTGTCCTTGATCCAGTCAGCCGAGAGCGGCTTGCCGTCAATGTCCGTGATCACTGTCATCTCCCGCGAGGTCTGCCATGCCATTCGACTCTATCACAATGGCATTCGATCGCTCGATGCGGCGCTACGACGAGGAAGGCCGCCTGCACGTTCAGGTCAGCCATCTGACCAAAGCCTGCGTCAATGGTTACAACGGCAACGAAATCCCCGGCTATCAGCAACTCGGCCTCGATCCCTATCGGGTCTATCAGTTACTGCGGCATCCGGCGGAACTGCAAAAAGCGGTGTCCACCTGGAACAACATTCAAATCCTCGATCAGCACATCCCGGTCACCGCCGCTGACGATCAGCGCGGCCGGGTGATCGGCTCCACCGGCACGCACGCGATCTGGAACGCGCCCTACATCGACAACTCGCTGGTGTTCTGGAGCGACCCCGCGATCGCGATGATCGAGTCGGGCGAGATGCGCGAACTGAGTTCCGCCTATCGCTACGACCCGGTGATGACCCCCGGCAACTACCAGGGTCAGCAATACGACGGCGTGATGACCAACATCCGCGCCAACCATGTGGCTTTGGTCGAGGCCGGGCGGGCCGGTTCCGATGTCGTGGTGATGGACAGTAAACCCAAGGAGACAGCGATGAAGATGCTTCTGTCGCCGCGTGCAGCCTTTCTGGCTGGCTCTACGGCGGCGTATCTCGGTCCCTATATGGCGAAGGACCAGAAGGTTCCTGATGTCAGCAAGCTGTTCGCTGGTGTCACCGCGAAGAACTGGAAAGAGAAGCGCCCCACGGTCGAGGCGGCGATTCTACGCGCCACCAAGGGCAAGATGGCGAACGACGCCGAGGTGCATATCCACGAGCATCTCGACGGCGCGGGCGCGGGCGCACCGGACGATGTCGGCGCGCTGGCAGCCCCCGGCGAAGCAGGCACGGGCGATCCGCAGGCGCCGACCGACGCGGGCGTTGCCGAGACCCCGGTCACCCGCGACGACGACCTCGCCGCCAAGGTGCAGCAACTCCTGCAAGGCCAGATCGACGACAACGATCTCGCCATCATCCTGCATGCGCTGAAATCGGTGGAGCAACCCGATCCCGCAGCGCCGCCCGCCAACGGCAATAAGGAAGCCGATCCCGCCGCCGCGCCGCCCAAGAAGGACGACGACAACGGTGTCGTCGGTGACGAGGACGACGACGACTGCGCCGAGGACGAGGACGACGTTGCCGCAAAACTCCCAGGTCTCGCTATGAAGGACACCGCAGCTATGGATGCAAAGCCGGTCACCAAGGTCGCGATGGACGCGGCGATCGCGAAGGCGGTCAAGGAAGCCACCGAAAAAACTCGCAAGCAAATGGACGCGCGCGAGCAGGCGACGCGGTTCGTGCGTCCGTGGGTGGGTGATCTCGCGGTGGCGATGGACAGCGCGCGTGAGGTCTACAAGTTCGCGCTGGAACAGATGGGCGAGGATGTCACCGACATCCATCCGTCTGCCTACAAGGCGTTGCTGGCGAAGATACCGAAGCCCAACGAACAGCAGGCGCCGCGCCAGATCGTCGCGATGGATAATGACAGCAACAAGCAATTCATGGAGCGGTTCCCCAATGCCAACCGCCTCGTGAAGCACTAAGGAGGGCGACGCACATGGCGTTTCAGCAAAGCATCAACATCACTCAGGCGCCAGCCGTCGAGGGTGATTTCGCGAGTGCTAACCCGCGTCACTCGGTGCTGAGTAACGAGGGCGGCTTTAAGGCAGGTGCGGGCGGCGTGCTGATCGCGCGGTTCGCCTGGGCCGATGTCGCGACCAACACGCTGTTGCTCAATTCCGGCTCGGGCGCGCCGACCGGGTTCCTGCATCGCAACATGAATGGCCTGAACACCAGTTATTTCGCCACCCCAGGCTCCGCGACATCGTTCGTCATTCCCGCCGGTTTTCCGGTGGGTGAGTTGTTCAATGGCGGTGATTTCTGGGTGCGCAATACCGGCGCGGGCAGCGTCGCGGTCGGTATGAAAGCGTTCGCGTCGAACACCACCGGTCAGGTGCAGTTCGCTGCCGCTGGCGCCACCGTCGCGGGTTACACCGAGACCAAGTGGTTCGCCGGAACCGCTGGTGCCACGGGCGAATTGATCAAGATGAGCAACACCCCGCTCGGCTGAGAGCGAACCAAACAGTGGTCCCCGAGTAGGAGGATTTATCATGCACCGCAGTCCCGCTTTCGTCAGTGATCTGTCCCGTCTGGAGCGGGATTGGGGCATCGTGTTTCCATACGCGATGGACTACATGCCAGCCGATCTGCGCTCGTTTGCGTTCGACGCGCAACCGCAGTTGGTCACCACACCGAACGCCTCGATCCCTGGGTTCTTCACCCAGTTGGTCGATCCCGAGGTGGTCCGCATTCTGCAAGCCCCGAACAAGGGCGCGGAGATTCTGGGCGAGCAGAAAAAGGGCACCTGGGTCGATCAGACCATCTTCATTCCGGTCGTGGAAAACACCGGCGAGGTCTCCTCGTATGGTGATTACAATACCAACGGTCGTTCCGATGTGAACGAGCAGTGGGAGCAACGGCAGGCTTACCTGTTCCAGACCATCATCGAATACGGCGATCTGGAGGTGGAGCGTGCCGGGGCCGCCAAGTTAGAACTGGTCAGCGAGAAGCAGCAGTCCGCCGCCAAGACGCTGGATAAGTTCCTCGACCTCACCTACCACAACGGCATCTCGGGATTGCTCAATTACGGCATCCTCAACGATCCGTCGCTGCCAGCGGCGCTGACGCCCGGCACCAAGACGGCGGGTGGCGTGAAGTGGGTGGCGGCTGGCGTGGTGAACGCGACGGCGGAGGAAATCTACGAAGACTTCCAGTCGATGTTCAATCAACTCGCGTCGGTCAGCCAGGGCTACATCACCGCCGAGTCCTCGATGAAGCTGATCTATCCGAACACGGTCGCAGGCGCGCTGACCGCGATCAATTCGTTCGGCATCACCATCAAGGCATTCATCAAGGAGAGTTTCCCCAACATCGAATACGTCTCCGATCCGCGCTATGCGACGGTGGCGGGCAACGTCATCCAACTGATCGCGGCCGAGTTCGACGGCAAGAAGACCGGCTATTGCGGCTTTAACGAAAAGAGCCGCGACCACAATGTGGTGCGCAGCCTGTCGAGCTACGCGCAGAAGAAGACCGGCGGAACCTGGGGTGCGATCATCCGTTACCCGATGGCGTTCGCGCAGATGCTGGGGGTCTGAGGCGATGCCAGGAACCGTCTCAGTCGCCTGCAAGATACCCAACGGGCTGATGCTGCGGGTGTTCGCGCCCGAGACGGTGTCGGTGCCGGTGATGGCGGGCGGCGTCAAAGACGTGACGCGATGGCGCCCAACCGCATGGTCGCACAAGCTGAACGGCCCGGCCCGGAAGATCGGTCAGGACGTTGCGCATCAGATCATCCACGGTGCCGGTCTGACGCATGGCGTCGATGCCGATCAGTTCGCGCTCTGGCTGGCGCAGAACAAGGACACCGAAATGGTGCGGCTCGGTCTGGTGTTCGGCCAAGCCAAAGCCAACGACGTGATCCAACAGGCGCACGATCACCGCAAGGAACTCACCGGCCTGGAGGCGGTCGATCCGGCCAACCTCCCGGCTGAGTTCAAACGCAAGGTCGAGACCGCCGTTACGGCGTGAGGAGAAGCTATGGCCACCGTCACCGTCGCCTCGCGGCTGGACATGAACATCCTGATGTTCAGCACGCCGGAACCGGGGGTTGACCCCGAGTTCGTCTATACCATCGTCGGCCAGCGCGATCCGAACAGCCTCCCGATCAGCGGCTGGGGCCTGACGCCCGATGTGGAGCAGGCGGCGTTCGATGATTTCATGGCCGCCAATCCGCATTTGGGTGAGTTCATCGCGATTGCCACGCAGGACCAGATCGACGCGGCGGCTGATCCGGCAAACACCTACGGCTATGAACTGGGCTACGAGGAGATACCGCCTCCGATCGCGATCCTGCCGCCGGTCAACGTCGATGTGCCGTTCATCTGGCAGGAGGAGCAGCGCATGCGCTGCACGATGGGCAACTGGGACAATGTCCCGACCCAGTATGATTACCAGTGGATGCAGGACGACACGCTGCCGATCGGTGCCAACAACGACACGCTGCCGATGCTGGCCGCCAACGACGGGCACAGCATCACTTGCGTCGTCACCGCGACCAACTCGGCCGGATCGACCGAGGCGCCGCCATCCAACAGCGTGGCCTACACCGCGCCGATCGCGGCGACCTCCGCCGAATTGATCGGCGCCGATTTCACCGACACCGAACTCGCCAGCGTGGTCAGCTATTTCAACAACAACACGGGCTTTGCGCTCGGCTTCGATATCGTGGTGGACGGTCTCAATCTAAAGCTGTCGCACAGCTTCGGCACGGTAGCTGACGCGGCGGCGATCTGCGCCGGTATCAATGGCGTGCTGGGCACTTGGCTGACCGCCTCGCTGTCGGCCTATGCGCCGTGGCAGTTTATCATTCACTCCAACACGACCGGCGTCACCTCGACGATCGGCTACGCGTCGGCGCCCACCATGTTGGCGTCGCGTGGCTCGGTCGCCGGGCTGATGGGCAGCGTCGGTCTGCGCACTGGTGATCCGCGCGCCGGAAGACCGACACAGGACGTGTCCCTGACCATGCGGCTGCGCCAGTCGGTCGGCGCGATCACCGTGCAGGGCATCGACGCTTCCGGCACTCAATCTTGAAAGGAACCCCCAATGGCTCTCGTGATCGTTGCGTCATCCTTGCCGATGTCGGTGCAATGCACCAACACACCGGAACCCGGTTTTGATGCGACCTATTCGGTCGATCTGGTGGGTGAGCGTGATCCCGCTGCGGTTCACGGCGTCGGTTTGACTTACGATGTCGATGACGTGGCATTCAACGAATGGATCGCGCTGAACGTCGATCTGGCGCCGAACGTCAAGATCGTCACGCAAGCCGAGATCGATAGCTGGAGCGATGTGAACAACAAATACGGCTACGAACTCGGTCTGGAGGTCGAGAGCGGCGGCACACTGGCAGCCGAAGGCGCCCGGCTGGGGCCGATCGATGTCAGTGGCGAAGCGGAGAAGGCACGCACCGCTTCGCTCCGTCATCGCATGGCGGAGGTCAGCTTGCGCCAAGCTGAAGCGGCGCGCGTCGCCGCCGAGACGGTCGTCGAGACCGCCAAAGCGGAACGCGACATCGCGGAGGCATCGGCGCGCGACGCCGCCGCAGCGGCGGCCGAGGCGCAGGAGGCTATCCGCCAGCCGCCACCGCCGCCGGAACGCCGCGCCGACGAGCAGCCCGCGCAGGCGCAGCCGCAGCGTGAGGCATGAGCGGCACGGCGCCCGCGCCTGATCCTCATGTGGTGGTGTTCGACTACGCCACCTGGATGGCGCGGCATCCGGAATTTGCCGCCGTCACCCAGCCGCGCGCGCAGTGGTTCTTCGATCAGGCGACCCTGCTGTGTGACAACACCGCCTGCTCGCCCGTGCCCTACGATGTGACGATGACGCCACCGGGACCGCGCGACCTCTACCTCGATCTCATGACGTGCCATATCGCGGCGCTGAACGGGGGCCTGACGGCGTGCGGCACACTGCCCGCTGGTAGCGGGGCGGGGCTGGTGGGACGCATCACCAGCGCCTCCGAAGGCTCGGTTTCGGTCAGTGTGAGTGACCTGGGCGCGGGCGATGGTCCCAATGCCGCGTGGTATTATCAGACGCCCTACGGCGCCGCCTTCTGGACCGCGACCGCGCAATACCGCACCTGGAAATACTTCCTGGGACCACAGCCGTTCCCCGAGGTCTATATCCCGTATGGAGGGGCGATGCCGGGATGGCGACCGTATTGAGGAGCCATCCCGGCGCGCTCAACGAACTGGCGCGCAAGGCGGCGGGTCCACGCACGCTGAAGGTGGGATTTCTCGGCGGGCGGTATCCCGACGACGGACCGACGATTCCCCAGGTGGCGTTCTGGAACGAGTTCGGCGTGCCGGTGCATAACCAGCCGCCGCGCCCGTTCTTCCGCATCATGATCGCGGAGCAATCCAACAAATGGCCGAAGATGGCGGCGGTGCTGTTGAAGCAGAACGACGGTGATATCGACCTGACGCTGGATATTCTCGGGCAGGAAATCCAGGGGCGCATCAAGGAGAGCATCAACAAGCTGATGACGCCAAAACTGGCGGATATCACGATCGCCCGCAAGGGCTTCTCCAAGCCGCTGATCGAGACCGCGTTGATGGTCAACAGCGTCAGCTACGTTGTGGTGAAAGAATGAATTTACATCAGATCGTCTCGGGCGCGATCGGCATGGTCAATCCGTTCATGACGGTCGAGATCATGCGATCCACCGGTTACACGACCAACACGGACGGCTCGCGCACGCCGACCTATGTCACGCTCAGTGGTCCTGCCCAGGTGCAGGATTTGACCACCGACGATCTGCGGTTGCTGGCGGATGCCGGGTTCAACATCCAGGGCATTCATAAATCGATCTACCTGAACGGCGGCTGGGCCGGGATCATTCGCGCCGAACAGCAAGGTGGCGATGTGTTTCGTTTCAGCGGTTACGACTGGCTGGTGACAATGGTCTCAGAGCAGTGGCCAGACTGGAGCAAGGTCGTCGTCACCATGCAGGCGAACAAGCCCGCGTCGCCGTTCACCACGCCGCCACCCGCAGTTTCTCTGCACAGGAGTCAATGATGAGCGATAGCGCAGCGCCTGCACTCGACAGCGTGGGTGTCGAAAACACCACGGTGCCGCCGGATATACAAAAGCAGCTACAGGACTACTGGCGGCAGTTCGGTCCTTATCACGGCGCGATCGTTCCAGCGACAGGCTGGGACGGCGGCAGCACGCGCTGGGACGAAGGCGCAACCATCTGGGTGAATTGAGGAGAGCAGCAATGACATCAGCAATCGACGTGACCAAGCCGCAAACCGGTGAAGCTTACACCCAGGATGTGCGGGATAATTTCGCCGCAGCGGCGGGCGAAATCGGCGCCTTGCAGGAGGCAATCGGCGGTCTGGCAACCGGTGTGATGACGATCGGCACGCCACCGGCATCGATGGTCATCTCAGTGGGCGTCGGCGCGCCCGGCGGTGCCACGCCGGGGTTCGACCAGCAAGGCTCGCAATATGTGGACAGCCAAGGGCCACAGGGCACTATCCTGTATTTGTCGAACGGCGACGGCACCTGGATTTCGCTTGGCTGATGTCGCCCGACGAAGACGAGGGTAAGCCAGCGTCGGTGGTGCAGCTTCGGGAGGCGGAACGCTTCCCTGAGTTGCAGATCGATTTCACCGATGTCGCAACTGAACCGGTTGTCGAGACCATAGCTGCGGTCGAAGTCGCGACCGAGACGGCGATCGAGTTCCTGCCTGTCGTGGTTCCAACTGAAACGGCGGATGCGGGCGGGGCGCCTGATCTGGGGCCAAGCGGCGATGACACCTACGTTCCCGACGATATCGAGCAGCGGCTGATCTATCAGTGGCTGATGTATGGACCGGAATGGCGCGCGCAGATCGTGGAACAACCGCCACCGGTTGATCCCGGCCTGCCGCCTGATGTGGTGGTCAACCCTCTGCATTTCCCGCGCCCGCGCCAGATCGGCCACCGCGACGACGGGCTGCGCCGGATGATCAAGGTGCGGGAGTAGACAATGCCACTCAAGAGCGGCACCAGCCAGGAAACCGTCTCCTCCAACATCTCCGAGATGGTTCATGCCGGGCATCCACAGGAACAGGCGGTTGCGGCGGCGATGCGCGAGAAACGCGCCAGCGATGCCAAGCCGCTCTACGGCGCCAAGCGCGGGCGCGACATCTACTATGGTGCCAAAGACCAGCAACCGGCACTGGTGACCACACCGAACGCAGCGGTTCCCGGCTTTGCCACCCAGGTCGATGACGACGACTGATGCCGTCCCTGATCAATTTTGGCGACACCGAGATTCTCTCCGTGATGCGCGCGGTCTTGCTGGAGTGGCTACCCGCAGGCGTTGACGTGATCAGGGCTTATGGCAACCGCGTGCCGGAACCACTGACGCCGGATTTCTGTGTGCTATCGCCACTACGCCGCGAGCGGCTCGCCACCAACCGGGACAGCAACATCGACATCAAGCTGACCGGTGGCATCGCGGGCGATAGGCTGACCGTGGAGACCGGTGGCCCGGTGCAGGCAGGCTACCCGCTCTACGGCCTCGCCGTGGTCCCTGGCACGGTCGTGACGGCGGCGCTGCCGACCGCTGGCCCACGCGGCAGCTACACCGTGGCGCCCGCCCAGAGCGTCCCGGCGGGCAGCAAAATCTACGCTGGGCGGCATGCCATGCTGCACCCGGCTGATTGTGTCTATCAGTGCGACGTGCATGGCCCGAACTCCAGCGCCAATGTGATGGCGATCGCGACCACGTGGCGCGACGAGTATGGCTGCCAGCGGTTCCTCGACGCGTCGGGCGCGCTGGAGATGCAGCCGCTCTACGCCGACGATCCACATATGGCGGCATTCCAGAACGCCGAGTCCCAGTGGGAGGATCGCTGGGTCGTTGATCTGCACCTCCAGGCCAACGTCGTGGTCACGGTCGGCCAGGAGTTTGCCGACGAGGTGCTGATCCGCATGTTCCCGGTCGATCTTTTCATCGTGCCCTGACGACCCCGCGTCCGCGCGAACCGCGCACGCATTCCGGACTTCCACAATAGGAGACTGCTATGAGCGGTTCAGCGATCCCCGCAGCACAAATCGTATCCGTCGTTCCGAGTGTTCTGAATGCGGGCGGCGTTGGCCTCGATCTCAACGGACTGTTGCTCACGACGGATCAGCACATTCCATTGGGGGAGGTCTATTCGTTTCCTGACCTGACATCGGTGCAGTCGTTCTTTGGGCCGACCAGCTACATCTCGATGCTGGCGGGCACGTATTTTCTGGCTGATATCAACGCGACCAAGCGGCCGGGACAGCTACTGATCGCATGCACTTACTACAACCAGTGGGTGCCAGCGTGGCTGATGTCGGCACAGAAGCCGACGCTGACCCTGGATCAGCTACAGGCGACCTCACCGAACAGCACGTTCACGTTCAGCGTGAATGGCGTATCCCGCACCACGACGCCGATCTCACTGTCCACCGCAACTTCGTTCTCGATGGCGGCACAGATGATCGGTGCGGCGACCAAGATGCAGGATGGCTACGTTTACAATCTTCTGACCGCGTCATTTGCTGCCGGGACCATGACGGTGACGGCGAACGCGCCGTATCCGCCCTTTAACGCCACTGGACTCTATAACATCGTGGTTGGTGACTGCCTGTTCGGTCCCGGCATTCCGCCGGGCACTTATGTCACGCAATTTGTCAGTGGCGTTACACCTGGGGCCAGCACCTGGAAAGTCAATAATTCGTTCACGCACGCATCACAGGCGGGCATTCAAGTCGCGCGCAATCCCTGCTCCTACGACGCGCAGACCTACCAGTTCAAAATCCAGACCGCGCAAGGCTGGATGCGGGCCAACGCGGGCGACCCTGACGGTTACCTAGTGACGATGAGCCATCTCACCGGCTGGTCAGGTAATCTG